TATAATATGGCAGGGACCGTTGATAGTAATACAAGTTATCTCACCGGTAGGTTAGGTTTTAAAGCCGAACCTGGTGGGAAAACAAGAGTATTTGCTATTGCAGATTACTGGAGTCAAACTTCATTAAAGGTTATACAAAATTCTCTGTATAACACATTAAGGACATTAAGTACAGATGCTACTGCCGATCAAGATAAGGGTTTTAAATCCCTTATCGAGATGAGTATTGGTAAAAGTACTTATTGTTTCGACCTAACAGCAGCCTCAGATAGATTGCCTGCAGGGGTGCAGGCATTCCGGCTGGAGCTGTTGGGTGGTCGAGCCTTAAGCGAAGCTTGGCTTTCAGTAATGACGGATCGGACCTTCCTAGTTAAGGAAACAGGACAAAAATTAAGGTTCGAAGTTGGTCAGCCTTTAGGCTTACTTTCTTCTTTCCCTTCATTTAGCCTATTCCACCATGATATCATCCAGTTTGCCTATTCTCGTTGTAGAACAAAGAAAGGTTTACCTTTAAAGTTCTTCCACGATTATAAGCTACTGGGAGATGACATAGTAATATTAAATAAGGAGGTAGCAGATGAATACCAGTATCTGATTGAAGATGTTTTTGGTTTAACCATAAACAAATCTAAATCAGTAATAGGTGATTCAAAGAATTCCCAGATAGAATTTACCAAACGGTTAATTCTTAAGGGGAAAGAGATGTCATCCATTAAAAGGAATATCTTAACCAAGAACGACATGCAAAGCATGCTTGAACTTGTAGATATCCTTTTAAATAGGGATTTCATTTCTCCAGATACAGGCCACTATGGTTTGTATCCGTTCTTGAGTTCAAAAGAACAGGTACTATTTAGCTTTATGCTTTGGGTTAGATCTGGCTGTGAGGCACCCTTCACAGGGCTCACCTCACCTTGCTTGATCGAACGTGAAACTTTCAATGAAAAATTGAGAGAGAAACGTTCCCAAAACTTAATGGCTAAAACAGCTCTTCTAGATAAACAACTCAATGAGGCTTTGCCTATTGATGTTCTTTACAAGAAGAGTTCGGTACCCTATAGTGAAAGGGCCCTTGGGCTCGGTGATCTATCAGGTGATCACCTGATGCTTCACCCACTAGTGTGGGCTATAAATCAAACTGGGTTAGATTTGAGCATAGCTCTATCAACAATCTGGGATGAACCAAGTCCAGATGTTTCTCCTGTTGAGTATTTACCAATCGTGAGCACCAGAAGTTATTTCCATACTCCGAGAAAAAGGAGTACAGAGTTCCTTGCTGGTGTCATTATTGACGTCTTCAATGAGTTGATTAATGAAACAACTAACTAAAGTACTCTCTAAACCGAGGGTTTAGACAGGGATAAAATATGTCTAAATCATATCAGTATGAGTTATAGAAGCGAGAATCCCTAAAGG